CGCGCTCCCCTGGTCGCTCCGCCCCGGCGGCTCGCTCGGCCAGGCCTGGCATCACACCGCCTGGCCGTGAGCGCGGTGGGCGTGTCCGCGCGGGCCTGCCCTACATCGTCGGGGAGAAGCGCCGCGAGCTGTTCGTGCCCGGCATGAACGGCATGATCGTCCCACGCATCGCGCGGCCCGTGACGGCCGCGGCCCTCGCAACCCTGCTCGCCACGCCCGCACCTGCGGCGCCGCCGCCGGCTGCGCCGACGATCACGGTGAATGCCCCGGTTACGATCCAGGGGGCATCAGCAGCCGACCCGATGGAAGTGCGTCGCCAGGTCGAGCTCGCCTTCGCGGACATCCAGCGGGACCTCGAGTCCACCTACCGCGCGCTGCTCCATGACTAGCCCCCTCTTCCAGCTGGGCGAGTTCCAGTTCGATCTGCCCAACGGCGTCCCGCAGACCCTCGATCGCGGCGCCGAATACCGGTGGGAGGAGCAGCCGCGCCTGCTGCGCGATCCTGCCTGGCAGTTCATCGGCCCCGGCAGCCAGCAGATCACCCTCGCCGGTGTGCTGTACCCGCAGACCGGATTCTCCGGGCGAGTGTCGACGATGGACCAGCTGCGGGAGCTCGCTGGAAAGGGCAAGCCGCTGATGTTCAGCGCCGGCAACGGGAAGGTGTTCGGCCGCTGGGCGATCCGCAATGTCCGCGAGGGCCAGAGTCTGTTCGTGATCGGCGGCAGCCCGCGCCAGATCGAGTTCACCGTGGAGCTGGTCCGCTACGGCGAGGACAACCCAGGCGAGGCCGCCAGCCCGCTGTCGATCGCGTTCGGCACCGTGCTCAACACCCCGCTGACGCAGGGCATCACCGGCGCCTTCACCGATCCCGGTTCCCCGTTCGGGGCCCTGGCCGGCCTGCCCACCTCGCTGACGCAGGCGGCGACCGGGAAGGGCTTCAGCCTGGGCCAGCTGGCGAGCATCGCCCAGAGCGGCATCCGCCTCGCTGGGCAGGTCTCCAGCGGCGACTACGTGGGTGCTGCGCTGGGCACCATGGGTGCGTTCGGGATCGACCCATCGAAGGCCGGGGCCTGGGGCCAGATCGGGATCAATGCCGCCAATCTCGCGCAGTCCTATGCGCAGGGCAACGGCCCGACCGGCATGGCCCTCGCCCTCGAGGCCGCGTCCGCCGTCGGTGCGCCGGCGCTGCAGCAGTCGGGCATCGTCCAGCCGCAGGATCTGCAGTCGGTCGGCACGCTGCTGCAGAGCACCGCCACCCTGGGCGAGATCCTGAAGGTGGACCCGAAGACGACCGAGACCCTGCGGCCCCTCATCCAACTCACCGGAGGCGGCTGATCATGGCCCAGCTCTACATCACCCGCCAGTTCGACATGGTGGACGAGATCTGCTGGCGGTACTACGGCCGCACCCGCCAGTCGGTCGAGGCGGTGATGATCGCCAATCCGAGCCTCGCCGACATGATGCCGATCCTGCCGGAGGGGCTGACCATCAACCTGCCGGATCTCCCCGATCCTGATGTCGGCACCACGCTGAGGATCTGGGACTGATGGCGACGCCAGCATTCCGCGTCGAGGCTGACGGCGCAGACATCACCGCGAAGATCAAGGACCGGCTGACGAGCCTGCGGATCGTCGACGACAGCGGGCAGCAGAGCGACAGCCTGGAGATCGCGCTGGACGATCGGGACAAGCTGCTGCCGGTGCCCCGCAGCGGCGCCGTGCTGAAGGTCTGGCTGGGCTACAGCGACGGCGGCCCGCCACCGGTCTACATGGGCGCCTATGCCGTCGATGAGGTGGGCTTCAGCATGGGCGGGCCCCGGAGCCTGACCATCAAGGCCAGCTCGGCGGCGCTGGCCCCCGCGCTGGTGAAGGCCAGGAAGACCCGCAGCTGGGACAACACCACCCTCGGTGGGATCACGTCCAAGATCGCGCAGGAGAACGGCCTGCAGGCAACGATCAAGGGCAAGGCCGCCGGCCAGAAGATCCTCCATGAGGACCAGACGAACGAGAGCGACCAATCGTTCCTGACCCGCCTGGCCGATCGATTCCAGGCGGTGATCAAGCCGTCGGACAACAAGCTGGTGCTGGTGGACCGGGCGTCAGGCCAGGGCGGCCCGACGCAGCAAATCGACATCACCCAGGCGCTCGACTGGAGCGCGACGCTGAAGAACCGCGGCGCCTTCGGCAGCGTCGAGGCCCGCTACATCGAGCGCGAGGGCAAGGGCGTCAGCGACTGGAAGAACGTCGAGAAGAAGGTGAAGGCCGGCGGTGCAGCCGGTGGCGGCTCCTGGACTGGCACCAGCGGTGCGCAGCTGCCGCCGTTCCAGATCCAGAAGCTGTTCCGCACGAAGGGCGAGGCAGAGGCCGCTGCCAAAAGCCAGCTGCAGAGCCTCCAATCGGGCGAGGTGCGCATCACGGTGCGGATGAGCGGCGACCCGTCGTTCAAGATCAACGCAGAGGGGCAGGTGGTCCTCAGGAACTTCAGGCCCTACGTCGACGGGCAGTGGTTCGTGCGGCAGGTGGTGCACGAACTGGGCGGCAATGGCTACCTGACGACGGTGGAGTGCTGGCAGGAGGGCAGCGACGGCCCGCGTGGGCGGAACAACCGCCTGCCTGCTGGACAGAAGGCGGCGACGCTGGCAGATGCTGCTGCAAAGGCGCGCGGGATGGGCACCCGCGGCGGCCCGGACGGCGGCAACAATGCTTGCTTATATGCCGTCAACAAGGTACTGAGGAGCGCTGGCATCACGCCGCCCTGGGGCAACAGCAACTACGTGCCCACCGCGCGCGAGGTGCTCGCCGGCGGGGCCGGCACCCGCCTCAGCGGCCCCGAGCCTGGCGCCATCGCGATCATGCGCGACAACGGCAACCCGCCCTACCCCCACATTGGGATCGTGCAGCGCGACGGCTCGATCATCAGCAACAGCTCCAGCCGCGGAACCTTCAGCTGGGTCGCATCACCGAGCAGCTACACCAGCTACTACGGGCGCACACCGGAATACTGGCGGCTCAAGTAACCTCGCCTTGATAGGAGTTCTGATCAATGCCTGAGCACGACGTCTCGCATGGGGACATCCTCTACAAGCTCGGCGGAGTCGAGGGCAAGATCGACACATTGGCCACCCTGGTGGCGCAGAAGCAGGCCGATCTGGCTGAGGCATTCCGGCGGCTCGGCGAAGTGGAGAAGCGGCCGGACCCGACGCCCATGGCCAAGGAGATTCAGGACGTGAAGATCCGGGTGGCGCAGGGCGCAATCCTGCTGGCCGCCCTGGCATTGTTCGCTCCACTGCTCTGGCAGTCCATTGAGCCCCGCCTACACTTTGGCGAGCCCCCTGCAGCACAGGCCGATGGCCGATGAGCAGCTGATCCAGGACATCGTTCCGTTCTTCGAGAACTGGAAGGGCCTGCCCCATCAGCGGGCCGCCGTGCAGCAGTTCTGGGAAGCGGTGCCGGCGAGCCTGAAGAAGCGAGATGCGACCTGGTATGAGACGTGGAAGGCCGGCGGCAAACAGCAGACGCCGCGCCAGCTGACGAACCCGTTGCGGGTGCCGTACTTCAGCCAGCGCGACAGCGCGACGGAGCACGCACTGCGCATGTGCTTCAGCTCCAGCTGCGCGATGCTCCTCGAGACGCTGAAGCCTGGCACTCTCCAGGGCCCGAACGGCGACGACACCTACCTGGGCCGAGTGCTCCGGTTCGGCGACACCACCGATGCGGCGGCGCAGCTGAAGGCGCTCGGCAGCTTCGGCATCACTGCGACCTTCACCCAGAAGGCCGACTGGAAGGCGATCGAGAGGCAGATCGACCGCGGCATTCCGGTCCCGATCGGGATCCTGCACAAGGGCCTCGTCTCGGCACCGACCGGCGGCGGCCACTGGATCTGCGCCATCGGCTACGACGCCGACGCCATCACGGTGCACGACCCGTTCGGCGACCTCGATCTGCTGAACGGCGGCTACCTGAACAACTGGGGAGCGCGCCTGCGCTACTCCCGCCAGAACCTCGCCCGTCGTTGGATGGTCGAGGGGCCCGGCTCCGGCTGGGCGATCATTGCTCAACCCTGAAGGAGAACCACCATGCCGTCCCTCGAAACCCTGGGCGAGTACGCCACCCTGGCCGTCGCGATCCATGGCGTCGCCCTGGTCATCGTCAACATGACGCCGACGCCGAAGGACAACGAGGCGCTCGACACCTACAGCCGCCTGCTGGTGAAGTCCTACCGGGCCATCGAGATCCTGGCTGGCATCATCGGACCGAAGGCGAAGCGCTGATGATCGACCGCCAGGTGATGATCCGCCAGCTGCGCCTCCACGAGGGCGAGCGGCTGAAGCCCTACCGCTGCACCGCTGGCAAGCTCACGATCGGCGTGGGCCGCAACCTCGAGGACCGTGGCATCACCGCTGCGGAGTCCGCGATGCTGCTGGCCAACGACATCGCGGCGGTGGAGCGCGATCTGCAGCGCGCGCTGCCGTGGGTGACGAAGCTGGACGAGGTGCGCCAGCGGGTGCTGCTCGACATGGCCTTCAACCTGGGCATCGTCGGGCTGCTGAACTTCAAGCGGACGCTGGCCGCCGTCCAGGCCGGCCAGTACCAGCAGGCGGCGACGATGATGCTCGACAGCCGCTGGGCCGGCCAGGTGGGGAAGCGAGCCGAGCGGCTGAGCCGCATGATGGCGACCGGCAAGGATCCACGCGAGCTGTGGGCATGAAAAAGCCCTCGGGGTCGCTGCATCCCGAGGGCTTGGGTTCACGTCACCGAGTGGAGTGTAGCGGCCCTGAAGGGGCACCGGGCCGCTGTGCTCTCGATCAGGCGTTGATCGGCTGGGGGTAGAGGCGGGCCACCAGGCGGGCCAGCGCCTCGCGGGCGGCCTGGATGGTGGCGGTGATGGGCGCGACGGCGGGCAGCGGCTGCTGGGGCAGCAGCACGGCGGAGCGCTGGTTCACAGCCTCGATGGTGCGGCGGGTCCAGCAGCCGGCCTCGTAGGTGAGCTGGGCGGCGACGATCAGGGCGGCAACGGCGCGGACCAGGGCGGCGCGGATTTCCGCACGGTGGGCCCAGATGAAGCGGGCGGTGGCCACCAGGGCGAGGCCGGTGACGATGCAGACGGTGCGGATGGTGCTCAGGACGGTGGTTGTGGTCATGGGATGAACCGGCCAGTGCCGGGCGATGGGGTTGTGGTCGGCGGCGCGCTCGGCCTGCCGATGGATTGAGTTGGGGGCCTCGCACCCCCTCGGCTCCGTCTCGGTGTCCCGGTCGTTCAGCTGTTCCCGGGGTGGGCTCCTTGTGCCGGCCTGGCCGGCGGGGTGCTCACGTCCGCCCCTGGAGACAAGGTAGACGCCAGGGCGCCATCAAGGCGAGGCGTCGTCGCAGTTCGTAACAGTCGGCCCGATGCGGCGGACGTGGTAGGCCCCGCGGCCGGCGCAGTAGTCGAGCAGCTCCGCTTCCCACAGATGCCGCAGGCGGCGGCTCACGCTGGACTGATGGCAGCACCAGTGCTCGCGCAGGACGCGCGTGGGGATCGTGCAGGGCGGCTCCACCAGACGGGCCAGATCGGCGCAGTCGAGCAGCACGGCATCGGGGACGCGGTGCCGCAGCGCCAGCAGGGTGTCGATGGTGAGCGTCACAGGCCGGCCTCCTGGCGGGCCTCGGCGCGCAGCTCGGCCAGCAGCTGATCGGCGGCGAGCCGGAGCGGCCTGGCAGAGCCGCGCGTCTGGCGGGTGGCGTCGTGGCCCTTGGACCGGGCGCAGAGCGAGCACAGCGGCAGCCAGCGATCGGTGAAACACCTGGACCCGCAGCTGGGACAGCGTGGGATCGGCGGCAGCAGGCCGGCCTTGCGCGCGCGGGAGCGCTTCACGGCCTCGTTCTGCTTGCGGCGCTGAGCGGCCTGGATGGCGGCCTGGCGGTCGGCGGGGGTGGTCATGGCG